CAAATATCAAAGAAGGTAAAAGGGCAACTTACAGGCTCAGGTGGAGACCCTGTAATAATTGCGTTTAACAACAACGCAGAAAGTAAGACAACAGTTGAAGATGTTAACCTAGACGATGCAGCAGACATCTATACTTACATGAGTACGGAAAGCCGTAACAAAATATTAAATGGACATTGTGTGATTTCTCCGTTCTTAGTTGGTATTAGTCCTGACGGTAGCGGGTTTTCTAGTTCAGCCGATGAGATACAACAGGCTACAACGACTTACTACAATCAAACAGTTAAACCACATCAAGAATTACTATTGGATGCTTTAGATTCAATCCTAGCTTTTAACGGAATAGCATTAAAACTATACTTTGAGAACTTAAACCTTCTCGATGTTATGGGAGTTGAGCCACAAGAGGAAGAATTAAGCCTTAAATTATCACATTGGCTTGAAGCATTTGGGGAAGAAGAAAGCGATGAATGGGAATTAGTAGATTGTAGAGACGTTGACTATGAAGAAGAAGATAGTTTCGATTCTCAGGTTTCAGCAATGGAGGACAAGCTAAAAGAAAAAAGCCTACTTCAAAAGGTTACTAATTTTGCAACAGGTATTGCAAGCCCAAATAGACCAAGTTCTCAGGATAGAGAGATAGATGGTTCTTATTTTAAAGTAAGATATAAATACGCGGGCAATCCAAGTCCCGAACGTGGATTCTGTAAAGACATGATGAGAGCGTCAAAACTGTATAGGAAAGAAGATATTGTCAGAATGGGCGCAAGTGGAATAAACAAGAGCCAAGGACATGACGGGGCAAATATGGATATATTTCTTTACAAAGGCGGAGTAGCTTGTAAACATAAATGGGAACGTAGAACATACGTAAGCGCAACAAAAACAGCTTCTATTGGTTCACAGAAAACAAAAGAAATCGATCAAATTAAAGCAGCAGGGTTTGGCTACGTTGTAAACAATAACCCATTAGTAGGAGTCAAACCGCACGATATGCCTAACATGGGACGTTATCCAAAACAAAAATAAGATATGGCACAAGCATTATTTATAACTACAAAAGATATTGCAGAGTTTACAGCGTTAAATGGAAATGTTGACGTTGATAAGTTCATGCAATTTATTAAGATAGCGCAAGACTTAGACGTACAAAACTACCTAGGAACTGACTTGTTTGATAAGATTAACAACGATATAGTTGCGGGAACTTTAACAGGTAACTATCAGACTTTAGTAAGTAAGTATATCAAACCTATGTTGATTCACTTTGCGATGGTTCAATATTTACCGTGGGCTGCTTACACAATAGCAAATCAAGGAGTATTTAAGCACTCGTCAGAAAATAGCGAATCAGTAAGTAAAAATGAAGTAGACTTTTTAATTGATAAAGAATTGTCTATTGCTAATCATTATGCTAAAAGGTTCACGGATTACATTTGCTTTGAGTCTAATTTATACCCTGAGTATAACTCAAACTCTAACGGGGATATGAATCCTGATAAAGAGGTTAACTTTTCAAATTGGTTTTTATGAGAAAAATGTACAAGCCTAAACAGGCAAATATAATAAAGCTGAAAAAGGCTAAAGAATTATTAAAACTTAAAAATATTAACAATGGCAGATAGTCCTATAAGTGGCTTAACAGCAGGAACAGTTGCAGAGGCTGACGAATTCCCATTTGTTCAGAGTGGAGTAACTAAACGTGATACAATACAAGGCATAATTGATTTGGTACCTTCTTCTTCCAATCTAGGAAGTGCAAACCTTACGGCAGATGCAAACGAAAGAAAGTATATTTTAAATGGCGCATTAAGTAGTAATAAGTTAACCATTGAAAGTTCAGCAGGAACGGATGTAATGAGTATAATGGGTAACAATGCAGTTAGTGTTCCAACTGGTTACTTTGGTGTCAATACCACAAATTTAGGCCCAGGGTTTGGGGGATATAGAGCGACAATAGTTGGAGGAGCGAGTTCAATAGCGTTAAATATTTCAGCCAATCAACCAAATGGTTACGCTATTTATATAAGCAATACACATACTGCGAGTTCGGGCTATGGTGTGTGGGTAAATTCTATAAATACAGCCTCCGTGAATAAGGTAGGATTTAGAGCCGACATAAGGAATGGGAGTACCAATTTAGCCTTAGACATCCTTAACGGAGACATCCAATTTGGAACAGGAACAGGTACAAAGATAGGAATTGCAACAAGTGAAAAGTTTTCGTTTTGGGGTGCTACTCCCGTTGTTCAACAAGTTTTAGCGACAGGAGCAAGCGCAACCGTTGACGATGTTATATCAATGCTTCAAACCCTTGGAATATGCAAGCAATCTTAAATAACCATATTTATAAATAAAAAAATGAAATTAAGAACTAAAATAGACGTAACGTACAATAAACCATTATCAGGAACGGTAACGGGAAAAATTGAGGGACAACTTCAAGACGCTGTATGGATGAATAATTTTAATACTATAGGCGCAAACTTTACGTACAACAACGCAGAGGGTGAAGTATTCCATAAGAACGGCTTTACAATTGACGGAGAACAAGTTGAAACACTTTACAACGCTATAAAGTCAAGTATTCCAAAAGACTTAAATTATAGAGACACGAATAGAATTTCTTTTTATTTAGGCTTTATCTTTGAAATGGCGCAAACGTTCGGTATTAAAACAACTGACATTGAAATAGTTTCATAATGGTACAAGGTCTTAAAATATTAAAAGATTGGGGAGTTACAGGAGCATTAGTAATTGCTTTAGTTTGGATGAACGCAAGAATTGGAGACGTAGAGCATAGATTGTACGATTGTTACGAAAAGCGAGTAATGCACGTAGACAACGGAGATAAAACCCAGAATAAATTGTTAGCAATATTACCAAATAAATTATTAGCAATATTACCAAAGAAAATTAAAATAAAATAACATGAGTAAATACTTATACATTTTAGATAGTGGACATGGGGGAATAGACCCTTCAACAGGTCAATACGTTACAGCAGGTAAGCGAATGGTAAAGGATGGGATAAAGTTCTACGAGGGAGTAAACAATCGCGACAACGTTAAGTTAATAATGGCAGGAATGAAAAAGGAAGGCTTAGACTGTGTTGATATTGTTAACGATTGGCGGGATATCTCTCTAGGTGAACGCGTTAAAAGAGCGAATAAACTACAACTAGAGCGTAAATGTATCTATATCTCTATTCACTCAGACGCAAACGGCAACGGTAAAGACTGGAACCAAGCAAGCGGTATCGGTACGTACGTATATGAAAAAGGTAGCAAGTCAAGTAACGACCTTGCAAAGTACATGCACCAAGAATTAGTATGTAATTTATCAGAATTGGCAAAGGATAGAAAGATTAAAAAATGCGGTTTCTATGTGGTACGTAATACCTCTATGCCTGCGGTTCTTTTAGAATTAGGTTTCCATACAAACAAGGCAGAAGTTCAGCTTATGAGGACTGACGAATGGAAATCAAAAATAGTTAAAGCAGTAGTTGGAGCGTGTAATATATTTGAAGTAAAAAACTAAACAATGAAGTATCTATTTATCATATTTTTATTATGCTCTTGCTCTCCACAGTTTCACCTTGACAAAGCAGCGAAGCATGCAAGTAAGGCACTAGACAAAGGAGCGGTTTTAACTACTTCTAACGATACTTTATACATAAATGATACTATTGTAACAACTCAAACATTAACGCAAAATGATACGGTATTTATTACGGAAATTAGAACAGTTGAAAAAATTATTAGTCAAGTTGGAGAAATTAGATACATTACTAGGAAAGACAAACGAAAAGAAGTCAAACAAATAAAAGTAGATTCTAAAAGAGCCTTTAAACTTGACAAATTAGACAGAAGAATAGAGAAGGTTAAAACACGAAAAGAAAATAAAAGTTTCGGTAAGTGGTTTATATTGCTTAAACTTGTAGGAATTATAATAATTTATTTACTATGGAAAAAGTTAAACCGATAAGAAAGAGATTATTTTACGACATCGAGACCTCATTTTGTCAAGGTCATTTCTGGCGCAGCGGTTACAGTTTAAATATTCTACCACACCAAATAATTAAACAAGCTCAAATCATTTGTATCAGTTGGAAATGGGAAGGAGAAGACAAAATCTACAACGCAGACTGGGGTAATAATAAACAATGCGATAAAGCATTACTAAAGAAGTTTATTAAACAACTAGACAAGGCGGACGAGATTATAGCGCACAACGGGGATAGATTCGATATTAAATGGATTCGTACAAGGGCAGTATTTCACGGTTTAGAAATGCGACATACTTATAATAGTGTAGATACTCTTAAATGGAGTAAGAGGTATTTAAACCTTCCATCGAATAAATTAAGTGAGATATGTAAGTACTTCAGTTTAACTAATAAACTAGATACAGGCGGAATTT